ATCATCTCAGCAAAACCTGTACCAAGATAAGACTCATCATCGTAGGCTAATTTCATGTCCTGATATGGGAGCATGTTCTTAGGATAATTATTAAAAGCTATCCACAGAATCTTCTCTGTACGTTTGTGATACTTTGCCTGGAAAGAATACTCCTTACCGCTGAGATAGTATGTAAAGAACACTGTGTAAACATACCACCGTGCTGCACCAGTGTCTACACCAGAGGAATCAATCGAAAACTGCTCATTGATCTCCCGTTCCATCTCTGTTTCTTGAACAGCGTCAGGACTACTAAGCAACTTCTCAATGTCTGACTGTTTGTAATAAGGACTCTTTGCTTTAAGATCCTGCACCGCCCACATATCGAGTGGATCAATATGCCCAAAGAGCTTCATATTCTCAAGCTTTGGCACTGAAGGATCAAAGATAAATCTGTTAAGCGGTAACAACTCAGGATGAGGACCATCACGCTTGGTAATGATACGGTCTTCTGAAACTACAGGACCATCTTCTGCCGAGGTTCCGCCAGATTTATACTCACGCACTACCTGCGTCTCGTACTCATAAGGCGTGTAGATAACTCCTGTACCGTACTTAATTGCACTGTGAAAGGCGCTCTGTTCTACCCTGTACAAATCAAGCTCATCTGGCGCATAAGCCATATCCATCAGGAAATTCTGAACAACCTGCTTCAGCTCTTCCCCATCTTTCTTCGGCAATCCTCCACTCATTGTCGCCGCCCAGAGTGGATCATACATATAGATTCCACCCATGATGCGAGCAAGAAGCTCATCTGAGGCAGTACCAATAATAGGAATTACTAAGTTCGCTGCGCCAGGCCAAGGCCAGTCTGCTTCTTTATTCTTCGGACGAGCCTTATACAACCGCACATATTCTGGCAATTTCTCGGTTCTGAAAGTCTGTAGGCGCCGATCAAGATGTGCAATCTTGTCCTTAATAAAATCACAGATCTCGTTGAAGTTATCTTCTCCAATGAGCTTCGGCGTTACTTCAGTAGGTGGCTGATATGGCATTAGAGAATCCCTGTGTTCGCCGTGTTTGGAGGATTAACTGGCTTTGACACTGTGTCAATCTGACCAGTAGAATTCTGTGTCGTGAGCACTGGCATGGGCATTGTGGAACTGAAACTCTTGAAATCCGCCGTCAGCAGACTCAGGAACTTGTAAACGAATGTGTAACCTACACTGCCATTTGGTACAGGTAGAGCCTGTACCAAAGCCGAGGCGACAGAGTTTACAACATAGAACAAAAGAACTAGTTGCATTGTTACTGGAATGTTCATCTTGCCTCCTGCACTCTTGCTCTGTCATAAGTTGCTTTTGCAGCAGCATAGCCTTCTTGGAAGGCTTTTAACGCTGTGATTGCAACAGAGTGTGAAATAATGTCTCTGGTATGTTCTTCAAGTTGCTTGTCATGTTCTGTCAAGTGAACAGCATGATTATTCTGATTAGAATACAAAACACCAGCAAAAAAGATACAAGTGATAATACTTACGATTGTTGGTCCCCACGCTGCCCAGTCCATGTTTATTCTCCCCCTTACGCCACTGCTGCTGCCATACGTCTTACAAACTGTGCCCGTTGTTTAATCATGAATTCATCAACATGTTCCTGAGAAACTTTATCGAACTTCCAGATCTGTGGACCGTAGGATAGAACATCAAGTAAATCAATTAGACCCTTACGTTGACCATATTGTTCCGCTTCTTCTTTGAACTCTGCACAATTATTCGTATCCAACCAAAGTTCATGACGCTCTACGATTGGAATGAAATTCTCAATTCGTTCGGCTTTAGCGTTAGCATTTTGTGGAGTCTTAAGTGGAAGAAACTGAATACCAATAAGTTCTGGATGTGAGTGCTTGTGCTCTTCGACAAAGTAATTCAGATGATAGAGCAAGTACTTCTGCGCTGCCACAGCTTCAACATAGACAACGCGGAGCTTCCACTTCACAGCAAGAAAGAAAATCTGTTTGACAAAATCATCAATAGGACAAGCCTTTGCCCACTGATCGAGCAGATATACTCTACGCGGGTCACGCTCTACACCAGTCACCGCGATAGCATGACGGCACCGACCGTCTTTGCCAGCTGCTTGACCTAAGTGCGAGCCACCATGATTCGGATCAACTGTCATGTACCGATCAAGATTCCGTGGGAAGACATCTTTTTCTACATCGCCGGCTGCTACGTGATGACGGATGACAATGCGATACTGCTGAGGATGCGAGGTCTCAAAATACCTGCTGAGTGTCGGAGACTCTTTCGGAATCGCCAGCGCGCCAGTAACTTTCTCAAAATTAAAGTACCGAAAATCCGCCATGTTAAACTTAGCTTTAGACGGATCAATAGGATAGTTAAGAAACTGACAAGAAAAATGGTACGAACCTAGACGCTTCTTCCACCTGAGTAGCTTCTCTTTCGTGAATGCCTCTGGAAATATAGGGTTCCCAAAGGGATGGAGACTACAACACCCACCCAAAGCAGAGTGAGTAGTCCAGCTAAAATAAGGTTCTTCTTGTCGAATGTGTGAGTTAAGATCGTCATGCGACCACCTGTTTCCAACAACTATCTCGTCGAAATCTCTTCCAGGATTATCTGGGTCTGAGTCAGTCGCACCCACAAGAATCTGGTGATAATCAATTGTATCAGCCATGACGACTGTAGATTTACGCGCCTCGCGGCCAACCAAATCATCCTGTACAACGACGTTGTAATGCCGTGATTGAAGCGCGGCTCCCACACCGATAAGATCAAATGTACCTTCTCCTTGACCGCGACCAGTGGAAGTTCTTCTTTGATGTAAGGATTCATTTGTCCACGTCTCCTTTGATGTGGGCATTATTTCAGGAAAAAGATGATTGAAGAATGAATTATTTTCGTAGTGATTCGAGATTCTGCTGCCCAACTTGATCGCATTGGTAATGGTCTCACTGACCAGCAGGATACGTATGTCTTGACTGTGAGTTCTGTGCATCCACTCGATATAGAGATCAGAATAGCCAACATTCGTAAAGAAATCTTCTTCCCGTTTGCCAAAAGGTAAAGCACGCCAAATAGGAAAACACTCACTATAGACTGTGCTTTTGAAATGGTCCCTGGGAATTTCGATCCCCTCCTTGAGGCCATCTTTCATCACAGTAAGACACATCTGATAATGTAAGTTCGAGGCCTTATCAGGATTCTTGGAAAATCTGTTTTTGCCCATTACGACGGTGCTGAAATAGTACAAGTCCATCAAAGAGTTTGCGCGATAAACCTGCTTCTTCTCCGCCGGCGTTTTGCATAAGTCTGTGGGAATGAGATTATAACCTAGAACGATAGAACGAGGTACGAAAGTATCCCCGGTCTCTCCTACTTCGAGAGCGCGGAGTACATCTCGTACCTTCTGTTCTATTTCACGCTGACTCAAGAAAACTCCTACGCTACAGGCGTCACAGTGGTTGCAATAATCTCTGCTACTTCCTCAGCCAGACCATTGATGATCGTGGAGGCAGGAATGAACAAAGGCTTCTTCAAGCATTGAACCTGAAGTATCTTTGTCGTGGGATCGTAGTGATAGGTGAATACGAATGAGCCGTGAGTTACTTTCACGGTCTCGTTTACTGTCGCAGCAACTTCCTGACCAGTGTCGGCTTTGATCTTAGCAACCAAAGCATCAAACATTGGCTCGGTGACGTTGGTGAATGTTTGCATTTGAAGCGCCATGTGTTTCTCCTAGAGAAGAGTGCTCGTAGCAACCTGTTTCTGAACTGTAGCTGCCGTCGCAGTTGTCGTCGTCGCCGTAGTGCTTGACGGAATGAGATTAAGCAACGCGACGATGCTGTTGATGATCGCCGTCTGCTGAGTCGTTTCGATCTTAGTTCCTGTCGCAGTCTCATACGCGGTAAAAGCCGCTTGTGCATCCGCAATAGCAAGTGCGAGCTTCTGTGCTCGGAGCCACTCTGCACATTCGCCGCCGCTGCAAGAGCTTCGGCTTTCGTAGCCGCTGCGGTGATACCTGTGAGCAATGGCGAAAGAGCGGGATCAATAATCGCTACCACACCAAGGCTACTAGTAATGACACTATCGACAGTAGAATTCGTGAAGAACTTCTTCAAATCCGCCGGTACTGCCTCAAGCCATGTGATGAATCTGTCTGCCATTTGTTACTCCTTAGTCAATGTTGGTTGTCATACATTCTGCCCAGTACATCCACTCGAAGCACCGAGGACCGAAGACTGAGCTGAACACGTCTCGCATGCTAGTTCACCGTCCCATCTGTAGGCAGTGATTCTAGCAATGCTGCATCAAGTTCAAGTTGCGCCAATGCTGCTTCTTGATCGACGGCGCTGAGAGTGTGCGAGTTTGAGAACTCCTTATTCGCCAGTACTGCAGCAGAAGTATGTTCTCCATGTGTCGGCGGCGCTGCGCTACGAATAGCATTGATGATGCTACGCGATGCTTCGTCTGCCTTCTCGAAATCAAACATATCAACAGGCTTAATCTCGGTCTTAGATATTTTGGCGAACTGACCCTCGCGATCAAGGATGTCTTGAGCCAAAGCAACTTTGTGCTTACGCTCTGCTAGAGTGGTCCCTTGCGATTGGATTTCGTTCGCCAAAACTTGCAGCGCCGCGGGAAGCATCTGAGTGAGCATCTCACGGCGCTGAGACTTAATCATGTCTAGATTTGAGTCCATGTCTACGATAATGCCGTGGGTGATTTTAATACGAGCATTGAGGTAGTCTGGAGATTTCTTGATATAGCGTAAGCGAGGCACTGAGATACAGAGCATCGAAGCTATAGCGCCTTCGCCAAAGCTAGCGGCTTCTAAACGTACAATCTTTTCTAGACGCTGTAGCTTTTTGAAAGCGTTTTTCAGCGCTGGCTTGGATCCAAGACGCCCACTCTTTGGATTGAGTGAGCCGCCATAGTGAAGGTGTCCGAAATTTGCTGAGGTCGCCATTAAAGATCATCCCTTTGTGGTCCTGTGCGCGGTGCTGTGAGATTGTACCGCTCAAAATGTGCATGTAGCGCACGTCTCAAAGGACTAGGATCACCCTGCCCTGCCTCGCGCATCCTCTCAGATCGCCGAGGCTCACACTCGCAGTCTTCAATCTCAGACTTCTTATGCGTACATGTGTTCATGCTTTAAGTCTAACACGCCTATGGCGGCGCCGTCAAGTGTATGCAGGGTATTTCACAGCCAAAAAATGCACCCGCGTGCATTTCTTTGGCGGCTGTATGCGCCAAAAATGCACCCGGGGACTGGCTGGACACACCCTGTCACTCATAGTATAAGTCCTACATGTTCTACATGTGCTACAAATTCTACTACGATCTTACACACTCTGAAATTTCTAAAAAATTTAGTAGCACGGTCCCCCCACCATTATGCGTCATAATACATTTTTTGAGGCGGATGTGTATTATTACATATATTACAGCAAAGAGAGTGAACAGAGTAAAGAGAGCAAAGAGAGCAAAGAGAGTGAACAGAGTGAACAGAGTAGACAGAGCAAACAGAGCAAGAATGTATGTCTTGTGTTTACTAGAGAGTATACACTATAGATAGATATAGTTTAGTGTTAAATTAGTTGAAGATAGTTGTGCGAAGAGAGTGAAAGAGAGTTATACTTTGAGAGTGGAAGAAAACCAGAGCACAGAATATAGAGCGCTGAGATTCTAATCCACGGCCCAGGCCACTGTACCATTAGGCTATACTTTGACAACTGAAAGGCAAAGCACCGTTGCAGTGAATACGTGTAACGCGTATGCGTGGTAACACTCGACTTGCAGAGACGGTGCTCACAGTGTAGTATGCTGTGATAGTCCCATTAGTTCCACGTGGAACTGTAAGAAGATAAGACAGTATGTATCAATCTTCATGGGACTATCACAGCGTATTGACGCTGTATAAGGAGAAAACAAACATGGGTCAAGAAACGAATGTATCTGAATTGAAGTCAGTGAAAGTGACTGACTCCAGTGTGACGCTGCCGACGGAATTCAATCCGCTGATAGTGTTGAATGAACGTCAGCGCATTGCGCTTGCTGCAAAGTGGGGTGCATTGAAGCAAGCGGAACGTGACGCGTATGTAGAGTTTAGTTCTACTGGCGTTACAGATAGCGCTACACTGTACGTGATCGCTTCAATCCTCACAGAGGCAAACAACAAGATTTTCTCAGATAGTCGCGGCGAGTATCTGGGAATCATGCAACAATGGTATCAGTCATTGACCAGTGGCGAAGCATCCATCAAGAGCTACGGCGAAGCCGAGTTACAGAAGCTGGCCGATAAGACTACGGGCGCTCAACAACTTACACTGTTGAGCGCGCTCAAGGCGAAGCTGTTAGCTAACAGGACATTCCTCCCAGAGCCGGTTGAAAAATCCTTCCGCGCACTGTGTAGGTTCTACGGCTTTGACCTCAACATGGTCAAGTAATCAAACTCCGAAACGCTGGAGTAATCCAGCGTCTACAGGTTAATCCTGTACTGAAGAGGAGAAAAACGAAATGACTAACGCCGAGATTGTAGTTAAACTTCGCGCAGTTTGCTCGCAATATGAAGCTGGCGCAATTTGTGCCGACCAACTACAACGTAAAGTAATGCTCTTGATCGCTATGCTGGTATCAGAAGAGTAGCACGACAGAACGGGAGTGCTAGTACAGATTCCTGTTCTGTAGCGTGGGTACATGTACTCTCTCTCTCTCTCTGCACACTCTGTTCTCTCTCTCGTACTACAATGTATGGGGGGGTCATCGACTACCCATGTAAAACGATGATAACAAATGTCTTAACTAGGGTAGCTAAGGATGCGTCCGAAATTTTGACAAGCGATGGCTGAAAAGGTGCTTGCGAAAATCGCCCTTGCGAAAATTCGTTTAAAAGCTTTTTCTTCTAGTAAAAAAAAAAAAAAAAAAAAAAAAAAAATATAATAATCTAAGAACAAAACAAACGAAGAACGAAGAAAAGAAACGTAGTAAAAACACTTTCTGTTCTATTGTGAAGTGCGAAGACGGCGAAGCCAAGGCATGAGCGGAGGCATCGCGTGTCAAAAATTCCGCCCCATGACTAGGCAGGGGTCATAAGTTGATGATTTCAAAGGCTTTAGGTGGGAGGCCATCGACCCCCCATGCTCTCTAGCAGCTTGACAAAGCCCACACTCAGCGCGTATGATTGAGAGAGTGAAGGAGCATAAAAGCATGGTAGATAGAGCTACGTTGCCAGAGTATCAGGAGTATGTACAAATGCTTTTGATATATAAACAAGCGAAAAAGGATTACCCGATTTTTGTGTCAGCTTATGGTTGGATGAAAAACTCTGAGAATCCACTAGAACGTGCTAAGTGGTATGACGAGAAGGAAAAGAATACGCAGATAAACAAGCTCTATTATGCTGTGAGAGCGAAGTATAAAGACGCCGCAGCCAGAGCAGAGTTTGCAGCAAGAAAGATTGATCTTTCAGTTGTGGATATAGCTGAGATTGCAGGAATTGAGATTCCTGTAAAAATGTGTGATATTGTCAAGAGCGAGCGTAAAGTATCTGACAATAGTGCATACTTACAGAATCCTGAAGTCAGACGTGTATTTAGGGAGATTGCTATTCGTGATGGTTTAGAAATTAAACCTGAATGGATGGAGACTCCAGAAGAACTCGCGCAAGCATCAGAGAGCGAGTCTATCTCTAGTCCTGACGTATCCTCAAGTATTGAAGCTGAGTCTGAATTTGACAACGGATTTGACAAGCTGTAGGCACATGCGTACATGCGTACATGCGTACATGCCCAAAGGAGCTATCCAAATGAATGACATTGTAATCTTTGCTATGCTAGGATTGAGTATTCTCACACTCATTCTCGGATTGCTTATATGGAATTATGAGCAAGCAAAGAAGGCAGCGGCGCAAGAACGTGCTTATTATCACGAAGCTGTCAGACGAGTTGAAGCTGGCAGAAAGCTCAATGAGAACTCTCACGGTGATGGGTTTGAGTATAGAGATTAACAACCGGCAGACTTGCTCTGCCATAGCCGCTGCAAGAGTTGCGAGTTTGATTTGTGTCAGACCATGCCTATCATATGTAGGTGATGCTGAAAACTGCAGACTTTAGATACTGGCGCAGCGGCTATGGGAGCGCAAGATGCTCTAAAAAGGAGAAAACACCGTGGCAAAGTTTTTGTACAAACTTACCGATGAGTTTGGCAATACTAGAAACCAGACTCACTGGAGCGAAGGAATTAAGCATGAGATTGCAAAAGAGCTAAGAGATAGTACTAAACCTCTATGTTCAGAGCATTACCTTCATGCTTACGAAAGTCCACTTGTAGCTGTGTTTATGAATAACTGCCACGCAAAATTTTCTAAGCCTCGTCTATGGCTAGCTACAGGATGGGTAATCAAAAGAGACGGTCAACTAAAGTGTGGCTGTTTCTCTCTCAAGATAATCAAAGAAATCCAACTTCCAAAACTTACAGTAGCTCAGAGAGTGAGAACAGCTATTTACTGCGCTCTTTCTCACCCAGTCTCGAACAATTTTCATACTTGGGCAGTTGATTGGCTAAGTGGGAAAGATCGAACAAGAGCTGATGCTTATGCTGATACTGCCGCTGATGATGCTTATGCTGTTGATGCTGCTGCTGCTGCTTATGCTGCCGCTTCTGCTGCTGATGCTTATTTTGATGCTGCTTATGCTGCTCATGCTTATGCTGCTTATGCTGCTGCTGCTGCTGCTCCTATTAACCTTATCGAAATTATCAAACGCTCTATCAAAGAAGAGGTGGCTTTATGAAAGACGAATGGTATCTCAAGCACGAGAGATTCATCTATTGTGCAGGTATCACAGTTATGATTGTAGCTGTGTTCATGCTTGCAGTGTGGTAACATTCTCGCTATATAACCATGTTCTCGGCGCTTGTCGCCGTCGGAGGTAAAACACATGCAAGCAGTTGATGATACATCCACAATCACAGAAGAAAATGAACAGAGTGTGCTCAAAAATCGTATACCATTTCCAGTCAGAACTTCACAGATTACTTGTGCGAGCCGACGGCGGCCAATGGATACGTCTGAGTATGCTCAAGCACACGGCACACTCTATCGGCTAGGACCGAAAACCTCAAAGCGTGCAAGAAAGCAACAGAGACAGCAAGTAGCATAGCAACAGGAGAACTTCGGTTCTCTAGAGCGCATTCGGTCGATTATAGCAAGTGGTCCTAAGTCCCTTTTTATGGGCTGCTATAGTCACATCCACGCGGGTGCGCTCTAGAGAGCTAAAGGCTCTAAAAGGAGAATCACAATGCACATAATCACAGAAGAAGGAACAATCTACGAAGGCCAAGCTCTCACTCCTGAAGAAGCTGAGATTTACAAGGAGCTGGGAGAAGAGCGAGGACTCAACGACCATACGAGCGGCTATATCTCTCAAAGTGACAGCCGTAAAATAGCAGCTTACCTGTGCGCAAACTTTATTCTTACGCGTAGGAAAGCGCTTGTACAAGAGCCTCCTTGTATGCCTGAAGCAGTACCATTTCCTTATCCTGATATTCAGGCTTACGCCGGCGATTTAGACGCTGCAATTTCTGGCTGAAGTTTCATAAGAGCGTAGCAGAGGCATTATAAAGAATAACTTCTTAATCTCCTCTGCTACGCTGTACATACGGCCTTATTTCTGTAGGGTGCAGTGGGGAACAAGTTCTATAGTACTTCAGTTAGAGGAACTATAGCATTTGCAGAGCATATAGCAAACCAACCTCCTTTGCTATACTGCTCCTGCACCCTACAGAGCTAAGACTCTAGAAGGAGAATCTAAAAATGGCAACAAGGATTCCAGTGCAGGTGCTTCGTAATATGAAGAGGAAAAGTGTACCAAAGACTTCCACTGCAAAGCTCGATCTCTTTGTACGCTCTCTGCAAGAACATTATCCCAACGATCCTTCATGTCCGGGGATTGTGTTTTCCTATCTTCCTGGTATGAGAATGTTCTATGGTTCTGTAGTAAGATACAAGAGCCAATGGGAACAAAACTCTTATTCTCTCTTCAACACCAAAGCAGAAACGCTTCAAAAAGTCTTTGACGAGCTACAGAATATGTGGCTCTGAGGTAGTTGCGCCATCGAAAGATGCCACCGCGGAATTGCTGAAGATGCGCTAAATAGCTCGAAAATCAGCTCTTTAGCCCTTGACAACCGACGCCGAGAGGCGTATCATTTAAGAATGGAGAACATAACATGACAGATGTAGTAGTTGAGCCACAAGCAGTAATAGCAAGTCCAGATTCTACGTTTCCTCAAGAGATTGAGGTCACATTTACACTCAAACTCATCGTAAACGAGCAAGCTGAACGCGACTACTGGCTTGAGCCAGGTACAAGTACAACAGCTTTGGATGCTGTTGCCGATGTCGTGGACATGATTGGCGAAAATTGTTCTTCAGATATTAAGTCTATGAACGGTCTTACCTACGCACAGATTCAACAAGCTTTTGCAGAGCGTGAAGCCTAACTCACAAAGTGGGATGCGCATACTTTATCACGCATACAATCTCACACTCAGATGTGAGGTGTATTCTCTAGGACAGAGTCTGAAGAGACTCTTGGGCAGCAGAATAAGCTATTAACTAGATCATTTCTGTTAGGCCATTCTCCTCTCTTCCACTCTGTCCTAGAGAGTACATGCAGCCGAGGCTGCTACTCTAACTCTCCTTTAATGGAGAATCTGTTTCACCAAAGGAGCACTACAAATGACAGAAGCAAACGTAATGGAGCAGGCGGGTGTGCTTTCTCAGGAAAAGCTCACCTATCGCAAGTTTGTCAAGCTCGGAACCGATGCCGACGGCAAGACTACCATCGAGAAGAAGGCTGTAAAATCTGAGTCCGACAAGAAAGAGCCGGAAAAGTTGGAGGATGGCACT